CCACTACCACACCTCAGACGGAGAGCGAGTAGCTAAAAGCCTAATAAATAAATTAGTAAGCAACGCCAAGAAGATGTTAATAGATGAGCAGTTTTACGAATATGGCTACAACTTCTGCGAAGAGTGCAAAGTTTCAAGCGGTGTTTATTTAGACTGCTCCCACACTATAAGCGTTGACGAAGCACAAAAGACAAGACGCTCAGAACTTGCTTGGGATGTAAATAATTTAAGAGTACTTTGCAGAAATTGCCACTTAAAACACGATAGCCAAAGCAGAATTAAATGAAATTAAGAAATAGTATGAAAGAAGAATATAGAGACATAAAAGGCTACGAGGGTCTTTACCAAATTAGTAATTTAGGTAACGTAAAAAGTTTAGATAGAATGGTTTTGTATAGTAACGGAGTAAATAGGCTTCATAAGGGCAGAATATTAAAGCAATCAATAGCCTCTAACGGCTATCTTTTAGTCTCTTTATATTCAGACCTTCAGTCTAAAGTAAAGCACATACATCAGTTAGTTGCAATGTCTTTTTTAAATCACGTTCCTAATGGTCATAAAATAATAGTAGACCATAAAAACAATAATAAATTAGATAACAATATTAATAATTTACAATTAATTACAAGTAGAGAAAATTTGAGCAAAGATAAAAAGGGATATACAAGTAAATATACTGGAGTTTGCTGGGAAAAAGATAGAAAAAAATGGGTAGCTCATATTAGAATAAAAGGTAAAAATAAAACTTTAGGTTATTTTACAGATGAGATTAAAGCTTCAGAAGCATATAAATTAAAATTATCTACATTATGCGCGGTCTAATCCAAGTAACCGCCACCAAGGGAGGGCGTACAATAACAAGCGAGGTATTCGGAGATATGGGAGACAAAGAAACGCTATTCGGTCAGCTAATGAACAGACACAAAATATTACACAACGAACGCCACTTATGGAAACTGAGTAGCGTAGTTATTAACGAGGAGGTAAACTTATGACAAAAAAAGAACAGATAGCCCACTTCGGTTATATTACTGGAGAGATGGAAAAGGTACTATTTAGCAAGGGAGACGACTACGCTAATACTGACAGACTTTCTAATTTTAAATTGGCGGGAGCTATTACGGGAGGGAACGCAAGTACTAACTGTTTGAACTTAATCGCTACCAAAGTAGCAAGGCTTGGAGTATTGCTAAACTCAGATAAAAAACCTAACAACGAGAGTATCGAGGATAGCGTTTTGGATTTAGCCAATTATAGCGTACTTTTGTCAATGATAATAAACGAAAATAAATAATAACAATGGAAAAAACAGAAAAAGTATTCGCAGAGGGTTTTATGTTTAAAATTAACCCTAAATCGCCTGAGTGGGTAGTAGGTCAATTGAGCCTAAAAGCGGACGAGGCAATAGCCTTTATTCAAAAGAACACAGATAAAGGTTGGGTAAACCTAAACGTTAATATTGGTAAGAGCGGTAAGCCTTACGTAGAGCTTGACACTTGGAAGCCAACGCAAGCGGCTGCAACATCTCCCGACCCTGAATTTAATTCCGAAGGGCTACCCTTTTGAGGTTAGAAGATATATATTTCGATAAGAGCATTCGAGATTATGCTCTTAAATTAACAAACAACACCCAAGAAGCCGAGGAGTTAGTCTCCTTGGCTTTTGATATTTGTAGCCATAAGCCCCCAAAAGAAAATATGAAGGGTTATTTTGCAATAGTTATGCGGAATCAATGGCTTAAGAAATGCAATAAGACAGACCCTTACTGGGCAATAGAAGAGAGTGAGAGCGAGGATATAGAAGACGTACTCGCAAAGATGAGCCATTATAACGCTAATCTAATTAGAGCCGTCTACAACGGAGATACTCTTATAAAAATACACAACGAAACCTCTATAAGCTACCGAAGCATTAAATCAGACTACAAGAAAGCAAAAAAAGAATTTAAGATAATGTACGAGAACAAAACCAAAATAGCTATAGTTATGACTGCGGTTAGTGGAGTAAGCTATCACCGCTTAATGATGCCACTCGTTAGACTTAGCCAGGACTACGGAATAGAGGTAACTTGCTTAGTTAATAACGCTGACGACTTTTTAGAGAAGTTAGACGGAGTAACCCACGTTATTTTTAATCGTAATATCTCCGAGCTTATGAAGCCTGAAGAGACTATACTAATTCTAAAGGCAAGAGGTATTAAAGTTATTTGCGATATAGACGACTACTGGGTATTGCCTAAAGGTCACCCGCTACAATTATTTTATTCTCGTAGTAATATGACTAAGTGTATTTTAGCAAACATTAAATTTGCCGACCAGGTATGGACTACTACAAAGATTTTAGCGGAGAAGATTAGACCCTATAACAAAAACGTAGAGGTGATTAAAAACGCTATTGACCCGAACGAAAAACAATTTGCCTACGAAGATTTATCTTTAAAATTCGATACTTTCTTTTACTCAGGAGGCAGTACTCACCTTAAAGATTTAAAGCTATTAGGTAACGCCTTTGAAAATGAATACCTAACCGTTAAAAGCCCGAGAGTGCCTAAGCGGATGAGTCCAATACTTCAGCAAGTTAGTAGCATTCAAGAATACGCTACCGAGTACCAGCATTGTGGCATCTGCATAATACCTTTGAGAGATAACCTATTTAACCGATGTAAGTCTGAGCTTAAAATGATAGAGGCGGGACACTTTGCAAAGCCCGTAATGGTGAGCAACGTAATGCCATACAACCTACTCGCAACTAATAGCAATAGTCTGAAGGTACACGGCAACGACTGGGCAGCTGCAATTAAGAAAATAAAAGGAAATTATAATATGCAGATAGAGTTAGGACTAAAGCTAAAAGAAGACGTTAAAAGTAAATACGATATAGTAAAAGAAAACGCAAAAAGACTTCAAACCTTATGAAATATAATATAATAAAACGATACCGAGACGCTGAGAGCGGAGAGGTGTTTAATTTAGGCGAACAGATAGAGCTTAAAGACCAAAAGAGGATTAAGGAACTAAAAGCAAGCGGGTGCATAGAGTCAGTAGCCAAGCGTAAAAAGAAATGAGCGAAGAGCTTGAGCAGCAAATAAGGGTTATAATTAAGCAGCAAGGAGGAGGTATAAGCCCACACCTTAGAGCAGAGTTTCAAAAGCTTTGCCAGGAGGATTTCGCTTACCGACCTGACATTACTTGTGGTAAGTGTATATATAAGCATAGCGTAAAGCTATTTGACAAATATTTAAAATGATAATTGAAACTAAAAAGCTATCGGATTTAATACCCGCTCCCTACAACCCAAGAACCTCTAATAAAAAACAAGAAAAAAACTTAAAGGAGTCTTTATCTAAATTTGGATTAGTTGAGCCTATTATTTTTAACCAAAGAACGGGCTATATCGTAGGCGGTCATTTTAGAGTAAGAGAGCTTAAAAAGTTGGGTTATAAATCGGTAGACTGCGTTATAGTAGATTTGTCAGAAGATGACGAGAGAGAATTAAACGTAAGGTTAAACGCTAATACTGGAGGATGGGACTTTGACTTACTCGCTAACGAATGGAATATAGACGAGTTGGTAGATTGGGGTTTAGAAGGCATACCTTTTGATATAGAAGAAGAGCCAATAGAGAAAGAAGATAAGCAAATAGAAACTTGCGAGAAATGCGGTAAAGAGATTTAACAAAAGTTAACAAAAAATCAATAAAAAGAATATGGACACTAAATTAGCAAAAAAATCATTTATAGAAGCATATAAAAAAACCTTTGGAAATGTTAGTCAGTCTTGTAAAGTAGTAGGCATAAGTAGAACTATCCACTACCAATGGTTAAAAGAAGACGAAAACTATAAAAATGAATTAGATAACATAGAGCCTTCTGAAATGTTTTTAGATTATGCGGAAAGTAAATTAGTTGAGAATATAGGTAAGGGAGACACTACCGCTATAATCTTTACTTTAAAGACTAAAGGCAAGAGCAGAGGTTACGTAGAGCGTCAAGAGATACACCAAGAGACTACCTACAAAAGCCTGGATATTAATATAATTGATACTGGAGTACCTTTAGCGAGCAGCGAAAAAGATATAGTTGATTAGTACGGGCAACCTATATCGAAGCAATTATAATTCTACTGCTGATATAGTAGTAAATCAGGGTGGAACATCATCAGGAAAAACTTACGCTATTCTCCAAGTGCTATTCTCAAAAGCAATAGCAGATACTTGCACTATTACGGTAGTAGGTCAAGATATACCTAACCTTAAAGTAGGAGCGTTAAGAGATGCTATTGACATCCATAACGCAGACGAGGCTATTAAGCAGCAAGTAACTTTCTATAATCGTAGCGACAGAGTCTTTACTTTTAAGAATGGCTCTATTATCGAGTTTAATAGTTACGACAATGAGCAAGACGCAAAGAGCGGTAAGAGAGATTATCTATTCGTAAACGAGGCAAACGGCATACCTTACAATATATTTGAGCAGTTAAGCCTTAGAACTCGTAAGCAAGTGTATCTCGATTACAACCCTGATACAAGCTTTTGGGTTCACGATAAAATAATACCTATGCCAAACGCTGAGTTAATAATCTCAGACCATAGGCATAACCCTTTTTTAAGCGATAAGATAAGGGAGAAGATAGAAGCACTTAAAGATAAAGACTTAGACTTATGGAAGGTATACGCTCGAGGTCGTACTGGCAAAATAGAGGGGCTTATACTTAAAAAGTGGTACGTACTAAACGAGAGCTTTGAGGATAAGAATTTAATAGGCTACGGTATTGACTTCGGGTTCACTAATGACCCTACTACTTTAGTAGAGGTAAGGCTGCAAGACGGTGAGCTATGGGTAAAGGAACTAATATACGAGACTGGGCTAACTAACAGAGATATAAGCGATAGAATGGAGGCTTTAGGTATAAGCAAAGGAGCTTTAATAGTAGCAGATAGTGCCGAGCCTAAGAGTATCGAGGAGCTTAGGCGATTACGCTGGACGATTGATGGGGTTAAGAAGGGAGCAGATAGTATAATGTTTGGAATTAATCTATTAAAAGGCTACTCAATTAACGTACATTCGTCAAGTAAGAACTTAATAAAAGAGCTTGAACAGTATAAATGGAAGGTAGACCGAAACGGAGATAGTCTTAACGTCCCGATAGATGGTTATAATCACGCTATTGATGCACTCAGGTATTTAATAATGCACAAATTCAGTAAGAAAGGTTATGGAACATACAAGGTTATCTAAAATGACGGTAGGGCAATATCAGCTATTAAACGAGATAGACGGAGAGCTTCCAGTAATGGAGCAGAACATCTACGCAGTAGCAGCGATAAAGGATATAACCTACGAGGAGGCAAGTAAGGTTAAGTTAAAAGACTTTGCGGTTATGATAGCAGAGCTTGGAGAGTTCAATATTAAGCAACTGGAGAAGCTAAAAATTAATAGTAGGGTAATACTCAACGGAAGCGTTTACCATATTGAACACAAACCCGAGAAGCTAACAAGCGGTCAGCTATTAGATATAATTA